TTTTTTTTTAATGATACGGCGACCACCGAGATCTACACTCTTTCCCTACACGACGCTCTTCCGATCTGAACAAGCAAGCCAGTAACACCAGAATAATCTACTGTGTAATAACGTTCACCTTCTTCACCTTCCGATCCGCTTGCACCGTCCTGATATTTCATTGCGGAACCTACAACTTCTGGGATTGCTTCCAGAGCTTCCTGTGCAATGACACCAGCATAGGGCATACCGTTTTCTTTAAGCGTGTATGTATAGCCGTTCATTTTACGGATGTGGTCGGTTGCTTTATCGATCACCTGAATGTTGTCTTTCAGATCCCGGTCTGAATGCTGGTTAAATGCTGTGGCATGACATGCACCATTAACGCTTAACATATAGGTGTTATCGGTATTTTTCTGCGCATAGAACATATAAGCGCCACCATCAACACCGACTTCATAAACAACAGGACGGCTGGAGTTGCCCCACAATTGAGCAGTAACACCAGCATAAGCGGTTACCTGTGTGTTTAATGTAATGGTTGACCCATGATTGGCATATTTGATCTGTAATGTGTCGGTGTAATCAAATTTAATAAGCGCGTTACTTCCACGCTTGCTGTATGACATAAGGCAGTTACCCATTTTGAGGTATCCGCTGTCACCGGGAAAAATCATCGTACCGCCATAAAGGTTGGTAAAGTCCCAGCAAATGTTTGTCCCGTTATCGTTCAGGTTAAGGCGCGCCATTGCGTTACCTGGACTGTCTATCCATTTTTTGAGGTATAGTTCGCAATACGCATCCTCAACACCTGCCGTCCTGTGAGTTGAGCGGAGTTTTCTCCCAAATATAGCTCCGCTAGTTGGCAATACCTGCTGATACCATGAAGCAGACCAGTCACCAACGATTTCATCTTTGCTGTCTACATATAATTTTGTTGCGTAGCTTCCTTGATCGTTTTTTAATTTGCTAACGTCGGATTTTAGCGTTTTGATGTCATCAGGAATTACTGTCGATGTAGCCATTTTTCTTCCTCACATCCAGCCACGAAGTTGATGCTCAACAGCAACCACGTACTCATCGAATAATGACGATATTTGCGAATCATTAATGATGCGCACGTTTACAAAATATCCGTCTTCCTTAACACATACCGGTTCGCCATCTTCAGTCAGTTCTCCGGTTTCTTTGTACGCGTTACCTATCACGTCGATAAGAATATCATCCTGCATCGACTCGTCATCATAATAGCCAATACTCTCCATAAAGGCCGAAAAGTCGGCCCTGTCTTCAAATTTGAGTGTTAAATCTTTCATTAGATTGACTCCCCCACCTGAGCATCAGTCAATGCCTTGTGCCATATTCTGAAATTCCTGACATGACCAAATAAATGACGTAACCCGGCTGTAGTCTGGCCTCCAATACGGATAATTGCGGTGTTCTGAATACAGGACCATGTGGTTTTTGTTTCGCTGGATATACGCCCGTTACTTGCTGAGCACGTAGACTGATCTGACTTTACACGCATCCCCATAACCATTTTTTCAAGCGATGCGTTTTCGTTTACCCGTCTGTTAGCTCCTCCAATATCGCAATAAGGAAATCCGTCGTAATCTGCTGAAGAACCGAAGCCAAGAATAATAGCCGCTCCGGTTTGATGACCGCCGGTGTCAAAAACACGCGGCGCTGCATTTGGCGTTTTATACCAGTTCTTATGTACCTCACAAAGAACCGTAAAAGGAAGATTATAAAGATTATTCTTAATTGGAACTGTAACTATATCGCTTGCGCGGGTCGCCGCCGTCGTTCCTGATATAATAAAAGATGATACACAAGGCCCATTTTCTACTTGTGGGGTGGCCAGATAAATATAGTCACCAGATACGGTTGCCCCGCCCTGCTTAGGAGAATACTGTATCTGAGAACCTATTTTTAACTCCCCATCAATTGCCTGAATTGTTGCCTCTGCAAAAATCCATCCGGTAGCTTCGTCCTTTCTGACTCTCGCTGTAATCCTTGAGGCAGCACCGCCTGTCATATTAATTTCAAGCGTTTGTGTATCAATATACGCATCACCAAGAAAAGTTGTTGCGCTACCGTCATATTTATCAAACCGGATACGCAACCTTACCTGCAGTTCTGTTTTAAAACGACATGAGGTTGTCACGTGTTTATTATCGCCTGAGACATCAACTGACTTTGTTGCAGCAATTGATGCCATATTAATGGCTGAGGTTTGCCCAATCAGAGAATCGTTACAGACAAACTTTCCATAGGTAAAACCAAAACTATCCGTCCCGGTTTCGGGCACATCCATATTTGACGATCGCCCCCAACTGGCAGGGCTTTCCGAATTGAGCATGTAGTTCGTTCTTTGCCCCTCAATAAGCAGGCCATCACGTTCAAACCGTGGCTCGTCAATGGCAGCCTCTGTCAGCACACCAGATTTATTAATATAGGTTGCTTTCGATGCGCGTTTAAACTTAACAACCTTGTCGCCAGGCATCGTTATTTCATCATCACCAATAACAATCTTTTTATATGACGGCGAAAAGCCCGTAATCATATCCAGCGAATCGTTAAATGGTATCCACACATCAGGCAGCGGCTGTAAGACATATTTATACGGCTCCGCAGCCTGGCTTGCGTACTCTCTGGCTGCATCTTCGCTTGCTTTAGCTGCCGTCTGGCTTGCTGCCGATGCTTTCGCTGAGTTCGCAGCCGCTGTTTCGCTCACCTTTGCGTTGGTTTCACTGGTTTTTGCTGCTTTTTGACTGTTAGCTGATGCAGTGGCAGAAGCAGCCGCCGCGCTTGCAGAACCAGCTGCAGCACTCTCGCTTTCGGCTGCTGCATCCTGACTGCTTTTCGCCGCAGTTTCGCTGGCTTTGGCATTCGTTTCGCTGGTCTTCGCTGCCGTCTGGCTGGACTTTGCGTTAGTTTCGCTCGCCTTCGCAGCTTTCTGGCTGTTAGCCGCAGCAGTTGCTAATCCAGCTGCTGAAGTCGCAGAACCGGCTGCTGCGCTCTCGCTTTCAGCTGCTGCAGCCTGGCTGTTTTTCGCTGCAGTTTCACTGACTTTGGCATTCGTTTCGCTGGTTTTCGCTGCCGTCTGGCTGGACTTCGCGTTGGTTTCGCTCGTCTTTGCGGCTGTTTCGCTATTTTTCGCGTTGGCTTCTGATTTTTGGGCTGCTGTCGCGGAGTTTGCCGATGCAGTCTGTGAGGCCGCTGCCGCCTGTGCGCTGTTAGCTGCATTCGTTTCTGAGCTTTTCGCCGCGTTCTTCGATGATGCCGCAGCAGCTTCGGATTTCTTTGCCGCCGCTGCGCTCTGAAAGGCGGCTTCAGCGTTGCGTGCCGCTTCTTCCACCATTGCCTCAAAACGACGCAATGCCTCCGGCATGACATCATCTTCCGTCATGGCACCGAGAAAATCATTCAGCGTACCTGGTCTGGAACCTTCATAGACGGTAATGGTTCCGGCATGTGAAGGCGGAAAACCTTCAACCAGCAGGATAACGCTGTACTGGCCATACTCAACATCCATGCTGTAACGCCCGGCTTCATCCGGATTTTCAGAGGCCACCGTGTTCACCAGTACCGTGGTGCTGTTACGCTTTGCCTTCAGTTGAATAGTGCAGTTCTGTATTGGTTTTCCCGCACCATCTTTCAGCACACCTGAAATCTGTACTGCCATACTCACTCCACAAATAAAAAAGGCGCCATTTCTGGCGCCCGTATTGGGGTTATAAATATTTCAACGGATACTGATACCGGAAGCAGCTTTTTTGGTCACAATCACCGTACAGTCTGTGATGTTACCTGCGCCCTGATTGCCTTTCTGGAAAATCTTAAACTCCAGAGTGACGTTACCACCACCACTCGGCATATCAATAACCGCACTGTAACTACCGGGAATGGCTCCTTTAGTTTCTCTGGATGCGATTAATACGCCATTTTTGCGAACTTCAAAACCATAACCCGTGTATCGCGTACCTCCCGGGTTATTACCGCTCCCCGGATCGTCATACGCCACACCGTTAAAAATAATGGGCGGAATAATGATTTGGCGGTCAAAGTTATGATCATCGTAAATGGTGACTGTAACCGTCCCGTTTGGTGTTTCCGTGTTACCCCACGTACCAGCCTTTTTCGGGAATGATTTGGATACAGTTTTAACGAAGTCACCTCTGACCTGGTTCGCCTCCAGCATGCCCTTAATCGTACAGTTTTCATTTACCGTGACATTATTGAGCGTCCCGGAGTTCGCATTCACGTTACCGCTGATATCAGCATTTCTCGCCGTCAGCCGCCCGTCCGGTGTCAGGGAAAATGCCGGAGGATTACCGCCGCTGGTAATGGTGGGGGCCGTCAGGCGTTTCAGGAACACGTCGTTCATGAATATCTGGTTGCCCTGCGCCACAAACATCGGCGTTTCATTCCCGTTTGCCGGGTCAATAAACGCGATACGGTTAGCGGCAACCAGGAACTGGCTCAGTTTGCCTTCCTCCGTATCCTCCATGCTGAGGCCAATACCCGCGACATAATGTTTGCCGTCTTTGGTCTGCTCAATTTTGACGCCCCACATGGCATTCCATTTATCGTTAGCGTCCTTCCACTCTTTCGAAAACTCCTCCAGTTTGCTGGCGTTATCTTCCGTCAGCTCAAAGTTTTCCAGCAGTTCCTTGCCGAGATGCGTTTTATTGATCAACCCTTTATAAAAATTCAGATAACCTTCCGCATCATCGCTCGCCCGACCGACGGCCTCCACAAATGCCGATTTACCAACAGTGTTCACGCTGCGGATATAAAAGTAATAATCATAACCCGGCTTAATATTGCTACTGGCGGCTATCCAGTACAGCGCCGTACCAAGATAACGCGCGCTGGTTTCAACCTGCCTGATATCGGTAATCCGCTTTTCCGAGAACCAGAACTCAAACTGCACCGTCGGGTCATATACAGCCAGTTTCGGGACCGCTGTTATCTGAAAATACCCTGGTATCAGTTCAATAGTGACAGGCGCTGCCGGTGCCGCAATCCGGAACGATACCGATGCCGGATCGCCCTGCTGCCCCCACGCATTTACCGCCCGGACTGTCAGCGTGTAACGCCCCAGCGCCAGTTGCGTGAAGCGGTATGTGGTTTCCGTCGTCCGGGCCGTGCTGACCAGCCGCTCACTGCCGTCGTCCGCTGTTACGGTCAGACGGAGCAGGAAGCTCACGCCCTTCACCACCTTCGGCGTGTCCCAGCGCGCCAGCACCTGATATTCCCCGCTGTCTGCGGTGACTTCGGCGGTCAGGTGCTGCACCGCTGGCGGCGTGACACCATTCACCGTGCCGCTCTGGTCGCCGTCAAAGTGCGCCCCGTTATCCACGATGGCTTCTTTTTCCGGCACATGCTGCACGGCGGTGATGGCATACGTGCCGTCGTCGTTCTCACGGATACTCACGCAGCGGAACAGTCGCTGGCGCAGCGTCGGCAGCTTCAGCCCCCATACGCTGTATTCAGCAACACCGTCAGGAACACGGCTCACTTTTACCTTCACGCCGTCGGTGACGGACTGAACCTCCACGCTGACCGGATTGCCACTTCCGTCAACCAGGCTTATCAGCGTGGTACCGGAGGATGGCAGCGTGATTTCACGGTCGAGCGTCAGCGTCCGGGTCTGGCTGTTCACCGCCAGCACGCGACCACCGGTGCTGATACCGGCATAGTCATCATCGCAGATTTCAATGACATCGCCCGGTACATGGCGAAGCCCTTCAGCACCCACGCTGAAATCCACGGTCTGCGTCTCCAGCAGTTCCGTTTTAATCAGCCACAGCCCGGCGCGGTGTGCCTGCCCCCGGCTGGTACAGCCAAAGGCATCCATCTTCGTGACATTACGACCGTAACGGGCAATGGCCTGCGTATCTTCAACAAGCTCTGTCGCCGTCTCCCAGCCGTTGTTCGGGTCAATCCAGTTCACCTCAACGGCATTATGGCGGTCCTTCAGGGCGCTGAAGCTGTAGCGGAACGGCGCGCCATCATCCGGCATCACCACATTACTGCGGTTATAGGTCCACACCTTATCTGATGGTCGGTCCTGCACGAACGTCAGCGTCTGCCCGTTCCATACCGGCATACAGCGCATCGCCGAGCAGAAATCACTGAGCACATCCCACGCCTTACGCTGCGTGGTCAGCCAGGCATTACAGGTGATGCGCGGCTCCGTGCCGCCAAAGCCGTCCGGCACCGACTGGTCGCAGTACTGGCCGATGACATACAGCGCCCATTTATCCACATCCGACGCACCAAGACGTTTTCCCATGCCGTAGCGCGGATGGGTCAGCATATCCCACAGACACCAGGCCATGTTGTTGCTGTATGCTGGCTTAAACGTTCCGTCCCAGATACCGCTGTATTGTCGCGTCTGCGGGTTATAGTTCGACGGCACCTGCAGAATGCGCCCGCGAAGATGATAATTACGACTCACCTGCTGGCTGCCGAACTGCTCCGAGTCCACCTGTACGCCGACCAGTGCCGTGTTCGGGTAGCACTGTTTCACATCGATGATTTCGGTGTATGACGACCAGAGCGTTTTGTTCTGCAGCTGGTCTGTGGTGCTGTCCGGCGTCATCCTGCGCATCCGGATATTAAACGGGCGCGGCGGCAGGTTATCCACCACCACCGAGGCCAGATACTGCGAGGTGGTTTTGCCTTTAATGGTGATGTCTTTTTCCGTCACCCAGCCACCGTTACGCTGTATCTGAACCAGCAGGCGGACTTCCGACGGATTCCGGTCCCCCTTTGAGGTGGTTTCCACCAGTGCCTGCACACCGAAGGTAAAGCGCAGACGGTCGATGTTTGCAGACGTGATGGTCCGGGTAATCGGCGTGTCGTACTTCACTTCCGTACCCAGCACCGTCTCGGAGCCGGAGGATTCAAATCCCTCCGGCGGTGTCTGCTCCTGCTCACCGGCCCGGAACACCACCGTGACACCGGAGATATTGGTATTCCCCTCACTGTCCAGCACCGGCGTACTATTCAGCAGCACACTTTTTAATCCGTCCACCGGACCTTCAATCGGCCCTTCACTGATGGCGTCTATCACGCTCAGCATCTGGGATGATTTCAGGTTGTCCTTCGCTTCGCGCGGGGTATGCCCCTTACTGCTGCCTTTACCCATTCCTCACGCTCCAGAAACGACAAAACCGCCCTGAGGCGGTTTCACACAAAACATTCTGCATCAACGACCAATCACCACAACCTGACCACCATCTCCTTCATCTGCCGTGCTGATCTCCTGCGAAATCACCCGTGACCCCACGCGCATTTCACCGTACAGAACCGGCAGAACATTGCCCTGGGCAACCATGTTATCCAGTGAGGAGAAATAGGTGTTCTGTTTGCCGTTATCCGTTGTCTGTGTACGGGGAGTTCTGGCTTTCGGTGCCAGCATCTGCGCCACACCACCGAGCACCATACTGGCCCCCGCACCATACATTCCTGTAATTGCGGCAGCCCCCAACCAACCTGCAGGGTTCCACCATGCCACCGCAATCAGCGCCGCCCCCAGCACAGCCTGAAAAAGACCGCCACTTTTGGCTCCCGCCAGACGCGGCACAATGTGGATCACGGCACCATTTGCCAGCGGTTCATTAAGACGGGCTGATAATTCAGTTTCACCTGCATCACGCCCGGCAATGCGTACCTGATACCAGCCGTCGCTCAGTTTCTGACGAAACGCCGGAAGCTGTGTGGTCAGCGCCCGGACTGCTTCGGCCCCCGTTTTCACACGCAGGTCGATGCGGCGGCCAAATCGTTGTAAATCCCCGTAAAGGCAGATTCGCGCCATGCCCGGTGACGCCAGAGGGAGTGTGTGCGTCGCTGCCATTTGTCGGTATACCTCTCTCGTTTGCTCAGTTGTTCAGGAATATGGTGCAGCAGCTCGCCGTCACCACAGTAAATGGCGGCATGATTCGGCACCGATGAACCAAAACAGCACAGCAGCACATCGCCCGGTTGTGCTGATGACAACGGCACCTGATACAGCCCTGTGGCCTCCAGATTATCCAGATAGAGATTCTGGCCGTGACGCCACCAGTCATCCCCGCGATGAAAATTCGGCATCTCAATCCCCGCCAGATGATAAGCATCCCGGAACAGCGTGTAACAGTCCGTCACCCCGTGCTCAAAGCGCCGCCCGGTGAGATGCGGCACACAGCGGAACTTATGAATCGCCCCCCGGCAGACCAGCAACCACGGCAAATCACTCTGCACCTGCAGCCGCCGGTCAGCCTCACTCAGCCAGGGCAGACCACCGGGGTGGCTGTGGACCAGCGCCACAATCTCACCCTGCATTTCTGCCTGCAGCCAGTCCTCCGGAGCCATCCGGAAATAATCCTCCGGCTCACCGGAGATATTCACGCAGGGAAAATATCTTTCCCCTTCCGACGTTCTCACCACGAAGCCGCACGACTCCGCTGGCGCACATCGCCGGGCGTGCGCCAGAATCGCTGATTCTGTCTCTGTCATGGGATTACTGCGAAAGTTTGTTAATGGAAAGGAAGCCGCCAAAGTTGCCGACATTATTGCGGAACTTACAGCCACTCAGGCATTTGCTGCATTTATCCTTCGTGATTTCGGATGTCGGCTGGTCATATTCATCCGCGACCGCCGGACCGTGATAACCGCACTCATCACCGCGATAGGTCCAGGTGCAGGTATTAGCCAGCATGATGCGCCCCGGAAAAACGGCACCGTCCGTTTCCGTCGGCGTGGACAGTACAAAGGAGGCACTGACCGCGCTCAGTTCGCTGCACTGCTCAATACGCCAGCGGCTGATCACCTCCTGCTCCGGATCGGCGTCACTGTTTCCGTTGACGAAGTTCACCGCATCCAGAAAACGGGCGTAAACCTTACGCCTGACCACCGTTCCGCCGACCAGACTCTGCAGGTCTTCCGCCATCCCGGTGACCATGCCGTGCAGATTAGAGACTTTCAGCGTTGGCCTTGCACTGGCACCTTTGCCGTTCATCTCAAATCCACTCCCCTGAATGGGATAGGCCTGATACTGCCGACTCTGCCAGGTGACAGACTCTCCTTTCTCGTTCTGCTCATTGCAGAAAAAGTAGCGATCCCCGCCTACCTCGGTCAGGTCGATTTCCCAGAGCACCACGCTGGCCGACTGCTCCGCACGAATGCATTCATTCAGCGTTTCCTGTTGTATGTCCTGCATCAGATCACCACTTCGTCAAACTGACACGAAAAATCGGTATAGGTGATATGTTCTGTCGCTGACCACGTTCGACACACCACTCTGATTTTTCTGTTAATACCAGGCGGGCGCCAAAAAAAAGATTTATAGCCTTCATGCCGGGCTAAAAATTTTTCAAATGAATCACGTTCATTCGCCTCAACTTTGAAATCACAGGTGAAAACGCGCAGAGAATGATTAAGTCCATTTGGACTTCGTTGCTCATAACCATCGCCAAATCTTACAGTTTTTATCGATGGTTTATTTTCTGTTTTCATTCCATCCTCTGGTAACCAGTGAAATTCTTCCGTATTAGCCACTTAACATTCCCCCATCACGTCGCATATTTAACAGATTGCCCTGCACCCGCTGATCAACCATCCCCATAAGTGCTTTTATTGCCTGAGGGCCAATCTCTCCATTCTGGCCGTCATTTTGAATAGTGATTTGGTATACAGGGGCATAGGTAATATCTCCGCCTCCATTACCACTTTTACAATTAATAGCTCTGACACCAAGAGAACCATCGGAAGTTCGTGTTAATGGCATAATGGCTTCCGGACCAGCCTCACCAAAAACACCAGCCCCTTTTGCAAAAGCAAAAAATTGCGGGGAATCATAAATACCGTTCGAATACGTGTTCAATGACGGAGACTCATAAACACCGCCCTTTGCATTCGGAATAAATTTACTAATAGCACTCCCGATAGTTCCTAAAATCCCCCCCGAAGAACTGTTACTAATGCTGTCGAAAATCCCAGTAATTGAAGCCTTTAATGCTATTCGACTAAGATCCGAAATCACGGAAGTAGCGAAAGAACGAAAATTTGCCTTGCCTGTCGTGACAAAATCACCCAGCGCATCGGTCATTCCATCAAACATCTGAGTCGTGGTTGATTTTATCTGCTCACTGATATCCTTAGTGTCATCCAGCCAGTTATTGAATCCCTGGGAGGCACCACTAACCCAGTCTCCTGCCTGAATATCGAGCTGCTCGTTTTTCTGTCTGACAATTTCTTTTTCTCGTTCCAGAGCATCATTCAGAGCCTACATTTTCTCCTGAAAAACATGATTTGACATCCCACGGGATTTATCTGCATAGTCACGTTCAAGTTGCAGACGCTGATTGTTATATTCACGTTCAATCCGCAGTAATTCCTGCTGGCGTTGCTGATTTTTATCGCCAACCCCATAACCAGCAATCTGAATATCATACCCCTGCTGACGATTATCAATTGAAGCCTGCAATGAATCACGCCATGCAGCTATTTCGGCGGATTCCTTGATTAGCCTGTTATTTTTTTCAATCGCAACATTTTTCTCCATCAACGCGGTTATTTCTTCCCGGTGTAAGAGAAGCGATTTCTGATCCTGGGTTAATTTCGATGACGGTCGTGACTCCAGGTCGGCAATCTGCTGACGCCACTTAACCAGTTCCTGTTCAGAGGAACTTAATTTAACGGTCAATTCAGCTTGTGAACTTAGTAACGCATTCTGTTGATTCAGATGATCAATCACTCGTTGGGCAGCATCATCCGAATAACCTTTCGCCTTTGGTTGCTTTGGATCTTTATAACGCTCATTTATTTGAGCGATAAGATTATTATATTCTTCCTTTGAATACTGATTCTTTAGCTTTTCCAGTTTTGCAAGTTCACTAGCTCTCTGCTGCTCCCGGGTCTGATATTGTTTTGAAAAAGCATCTGCTCTCTGTCTGAGTTCAATTCCTTCCTGTTGTCGCTTGTTGTAATCGTTTATTGATGAATTTAGTACGTCCTGAGCAATTTTTTCTGCTTGAAGTACGCCCAATTGCTGCTTTAATCGTGCCAGCTTTTTATTTTGAGCTCCGCCATCTCCAATGCCACCTAACCCGAAAACTCCGGGTCGGGTATTTTTTTCTATTTCATCAATTTGACGTAGAACATCTGAGATTTTTTGATCAAGGGAGGCCTCACTGCCAATATCCAGCATGGAATCCCATGCCCATTTTGCGGAGTTTGCGACTGCTTTACATGCAGTCTCAAGATAACCAAGATTTTCTTTAATCTGGTTGGTGCGCTGGATCATTGAGGATGAGTATGCTTCTGTCGCAATGCGGGCGGCCTCCTGCTGGTTCCATTCATC